CTCAAAGACAGGCAGCTAAAGCTGTAACCTTTGGTATTATGTATGGAGCAGGTGCAAATAAAATCAGTGAGCAAGTAACAAAAGATTCAGGAAAATATTTTAGTAGACAAGAAGCACAAGAAGTCATTGATGAATACTTTGCAGCGTTTCACAAACTAAAATCTTGGATCGAAGACAACCAAAAGTATATCCAGCAGAACGGATTTATTTACAGCTTCTTCGGAAGAAAGAGGAGATTACCAAATGTCGCATCGACAGACAAAGGCATCCAGAGCCATAGCGTTAGGTCTGGTCTTAACTTTTTGGTGCAGTCTGCTGCTTCTGATATTAACTTATTAGGCGCTATAGATATGAACGCCTACATCAAGGCGAAAGGAATGAGAGCACGTATATTTGCTTTAGTACACGATTCAATATTAGCAGAAGTACCAGACGAAGAAGTAGAGCACTATAAAGAAAAATTAGCTTCCTTTGTACAAATGGATAGAGGACTTTCAATTCCAGGAGCTCCCGTAGGATGTGACTTTGAAATTGTACACGAAGATTACTCTGGCGGTAAGTTCGAGAAAATGTATGGTGATAGGATATAGACAATTACCTAAGATAACCTTCCCAGTTTTTTTGTTACCTTCGGGAAACTGGGAAGAGTCTGACGGTTTATTATTCCTAGACAACGACATACTTGACGATAAGAATCAAGTAGGAAAAACACTAGGTGCACGAAGAATGCAAACTCCTCATAGAAACTTGCAGGTACTTAAGCACATGATTGCTTACCCAAATGGCTTATTAAAACAAAGGACAAAGTATTTTATAGATAACACTGGTAGACCTTTCATCTACGAAAAGACTACTATGTTACCTTTAAAGTATTTAAAAATTAGTAAAGTAGAATTAAAGACTTCTGCTACACTAATTACTGTAAAAGGATATAACGCTCCTTTTACTGTACCACGCCCTCCTGAGACAGGAATGACTTGGGCAGGGGTTTTGCATCTAAAAGGCTTGCCTTGGATGCTTTATGAGTATTCAGAAACGAAACTCAAAGATACCAGAAGAAAAGTATAAAATATGGCTAAGAGACGAAAAACTCTCGCAGGTGTCAACTTTGAACTGAGAGAAATAGAACCTTTAACTAGAAACCAACTCAAAGCATTTGAGTCAACACAGAACCTAGTACTGCATGGACTCGCAGGAACTGGAAAAACTTTTATATCGTCTTACTTAGCATACGATGATATGACAAAAGGAGACTATCAAAAGCTAATAGTTATTCGTAGTGCTGTACCTACTAGAGATATTGGTTTTCTACCAGGTACAGAGAAAGAGAAGGCTTCCGTATATGAAGAACCCTATAAAGATATAGCTATAGATCTATTTCAGAGAGGGGATGCATATGAAGTATTAAAACAAAAAGGTTTAGTACATTTTATGACCACTTCATTTATAAGAGGTATCACACTTAGAGATGCTGTAATTATGATCGATGAGTGTCAAAATATGTCTTTCCATGAGTTAGACTCAATTATTACTCGAATCGGTGAAAACTGTAGAGTAATATTTTGTGGAGACTTTCGACAGGCAGATTTAAAAGCAAACGGTCTACAAGATTTTATACGAGTACTCAAACGTATGGACAGATTTACGTTTATAGAGTTCGAGGTAGAAGACATTGTTAGATCCGATTTCGTTAAACAGTATATTATTGCAAAAAATGAATTGAATCTATGAAAGCAGTTATAAGTCACAGAATATATATGGATTGTAGTGCCGAAATGCAAGAGCAGATCGACAAAGAGCTTACATATACTATTCCTGCACACAACCCTTTAGATCCTCCTCAGGTTATTAAAAACATGGGAATTATTCGTAATGGGTTAATATCACTACCAATAGGGCGAACGGACTTAATACCAGAGCACTATGAAATAGTTGATAACAGGACAAAGAAGCCTGTGAACTTTCCTAAATTTAGGTTCGACCTTCGATCTAGTCAAAAACAAGTTTATGATGAAATCGAAGACAATGCAATAATTAACGCATGGGTCAGTTGGGGTAAGACATTTACAGGTCTTGCAATAGCAGGCAAACTCGGTCAAAAAACTCTTGTAGTTACACACACAGTGCCCTTACGAAACCAATGGGCTAAAGAAGTGGAGAAAGTTTATGGAATTGAGCCAGGGATTATTGGTAGTGGTCGGTTTGATACCGACAGTCCTATTGTTATTGGAAATACTCAGACTCTCTATCGCAACATTAGTAAAATTCGCAAGGAGTTTGGAACTATAATTTTAGATGAAATGCATCATGTAAGTAGTCCTACTTTTTCAAAAATTTTAGATACAAATTATTGCAGATATAAAATCGGGTTATCGGGGACTATAGAAAGAAAGGACGGTAAACACGTAGTGTTCAGAGATTACTTTGGTAATACTTTATTCAAACCGCCAAAAGAAAACTATATGACCCCTTCCGTAGTTGTTGTTCCTTCCGAGATACGCTTCATGGACGGTGCAAAGATACCGTGGGCTAATAGAGTAACAAAACTAGCAAATACAGAAGAGTATAGACATACAGTATCAATGCTAGCGGCAGCCTACGCTGCAAGGGGGCATAAAGTCTTAGTTGTAAGTGATCGTGTGAGCTTTCTTAAAGCCTGTGCCGAGCTTACAGGAGATAAGGCAATTTGTGTAACCGGTGAAGTTCCTCACGAAGAAAGAGAGGTGCTTGTAGATAAAATTCTCTACGGGGATGCACAAGTTCTTTACGGAACACAAGCAATTTTCTCAGAAGGTATCTCTGTTGACAATCTAAGCTGTCTAATACTGGGCACTCCTGTTAACAATGAACCTTTACTTACACAGCTCGTTGGCCGTGTGATTCGGAAAAAAGAAGGTAAAATAGATCCAATTGTAGTAGATATACACTTGAAAGGAAATACGGCTCGAAAACAAGCCTCAAATCGTATCGGGTTCTATATGAAACAGGGTTGGAACATTAAACACCTTTAGAAAAATAATTCTTGACAACTTGGTAAAAACAAAGTATAATATATGCTCTTATTTGATTGGAAAAAGGTTTATGATACGGCAGAGGGCAATATTGCTCGATGTAACTTGATCATGGAAATGTTAGTAAATCAGCAGATCCCTCGTAACAAGTTTGACCCTATTTATAAATACTCGCACAAAAACTTCGCAGGTTCGAGCTTCCTCGCTCATGGGGAGTTTTTGCTCTACAATTCTTATAAGTACACAAACAAAGAACTATGTATATACTATGCGTTAGCTTCCCTTAGGAGCTACACAGACTATGTTGCACATAACAAAACCACGCTAGATTCACTGCACTGTCCAGTGCCTCTAGAAGAAATTAACGACAACAGGCTACTCATAGTAGATAGTGAAGATATCACTTTTATCTATGAAGAAGTCACACTGGAGACTATACACTAATGGCTATTGCATTTAATCAACAAAAGGGCTCTGCCCAAAAATCATCAATCTCATCCTTTCAGTACAAAGACGGCGACAACAAGATGCGTATTGTTGGCGACATTCTTGCTCGCTACGTTTACTGGATCAATGGTGAGAACGGTAAAAATATTCCCATGGAATGCTTATCTTTCGATAGAAACACAGAGCGTTTTAACAACATGGAAAAAGACTGGGTTCGTGAATACTACCCAGACCTAAAGTGCGGCTGGAGCTATGCTACTCAGTGCATTGATAACGGAGAAGTTAAAGTAGTAAACCTCAAGAAGAAGTTGTGGGAGCAGATTATTACTGCTGCTGAAGACCTCGGAGATCCTACTGATCCTGAAACTGGCTGGGACATTTGTTTCAAGCGAGTAAAGACTGGACCTCTTCCTTACAATGTAGAGTATCAGCTACAAGCACTTAAGTGTAAGCCTCGTCCTCTTGACGAAGACGAACTAACAGCTATTGCTGATCTGAAGTCTATGGACGATGTTATGTCACGTCCTACTCCCGATGCTCAGAAAGAGTTGCTTGATAGAGTTCGTAATCATGGTGATGAGACTGACGACGAAGCATTAGATGCGGAGTTTAATGTAGGATGATTCTCTTTACAGCGGACTGGCACATCAAGCTAGGACAGAAAAACGTCCCAGTTAAGTGGGCGACAGACCGTTATCAAATGTTCTTTCAACAGATTTATGAACTGGAGAAAGAATGTGATATGCACATAATCGGAGGCGATCTCTTTGATCGTCTTCCGAATATGGAAGAGTTGGAGCTTTACTTCTCGTTTATTCGAGGAGTAAAGATTCCAACAATTATCTATGACGGAAACCATGAAGCAACAAAAAAGAATAAAACTTTCTTTACACAGTTGAAACAGGTTTCTCGAGATATTAACCCTTTAATCAATGTAGTAGATATTTCCTATGTTGATCACGATTTAGGATATGGTATATTGCCTTATGCAGATTTGCACAAAAAGGGTAGCATTGATCATTTTGATACGAGTAAGCCTTTATTCACTCATATTAGAGGAGAAATACCACCGCATGTAAAACCGGAAATTGACTTAGACTTACTAGAAGATTTCCCTGTAGTATTTGCAGGAGACCTACACTCTCATAGCAATACACAACGAAACATTGTATATCCAGGTAGTCCAATGACTACTTCATTTCATAGAAATAAAGTAAAAACAGGGTATATACTTATTAATGAAAACGATTGGAGTTGGTTATGGGAAGAGTTTAGACTTCCTCAATTAATTCGTAAAACAGTCTCAAGTAGTGATGAAATGGCTCCTACTGATTTTGATCATACGATCTATGAAGTAGAGGGAGATATGCAAGATTTAGCAGGAGTCAAAAACTCAGAGCTGCTAGATAAGAAAGTAGTAAAACGAAAATCAGAGGCATCTCTTATCATGGATAAAGAGATGACAATACAAGAAGAATTAGTAGAGTATCTAACATATATACTCGAAATACACCCTGATAAAATACCAGACATCATAGGAACATACAATGATTACACTACAAACATTGAAATGGGATAACTGCTTTAGTTATGGTTCTGGTAATGAGTTACAATTAAACGATAATACTGTTACACAAATCCTTGGTACTAATGGGATGGGAAAGTCTTCCATCCCATTAATCATTGAAGAGGCTTTGTATAATAAAAACTCAAAAGGAATTAAAAAAGCAGACATCCCAAACCGTTATGTGAATGATGGTTATAACATCTATCTCTCATTTACGAAAGATGAAGATAGATACGAAATTACGGTAAACCGTAAAACAAGTATAAAAGTAAAACTCGAAAAGAACGGTAGTGATATTTCTAGCCACACGGCTACGAACACGTATAAAACCTTACAAGAGGTTCTTGGAGTAGACTTTAAGACTTTCTCGCAGTTGGTGTATCAAAATACAAATGCGAGTTTGCAGTTT